ATAGCATCCAAGGAATAGCTGTCCGTAGACTTCTCTTCATTCTTGGTCTTGGCGACGGCGCTACGCAAGAACGTAGCTGCTGCCTTCACGGAATACAGACATAGGCTGTACTTAACTAACTTGAATAATCCAAGCTCCGTCTCGGTTAAGTCTTCATCATAGACCTTCTGCTCAAGGTCTTCGTACAAGGTTGTACCTAACAAGTCCTGAACAGACGTTACCTGCTCAAGCGTAATAATAGACAACAAGGCCGCCCGGTCCATACGGTTGGGCAACGGATAGTTCTGGTAGATGTAGTTGTCGTCAATAAAAATTACCTTAACCATTTTGAGCAGGGATATCAGTTGGATTAGCGCCCTTAATGGACTCTAGATTGATTTGTTCTTCTACAACCTCAAGACCAATCTTATCGTAATTGGCAGTACCCAAGATGCGGTTTACAGCATCCATTAGTAGGTAGCGGTTTGGCAGTGTCTCAGTAGCTCGGAAAATCTGGTAGGCGGTTACAAGTTCATTACCCGTACCACCCAACTTGCCAGCCACCATAACACCGAAAAGCGTGGGCGATGTGACGTTATGTGCGGTGAGAATCTTCGCATCATTCAAACGAGATAAAATATCTACAGTCTTGTCAAGATTGTTCACATCCAAAGTCTTGAACTCAGGAGCCTCGTCCTTATTCTTAACCCAAGACACGACAACCGGCTCTGCCTCGGACCCAATGAAGGATGCCTTGAATTTGTCGTACTCCTCACGCTTCTGCTCGTTGCTCATATTGCGACCAATGAAGGTTGCTAATACTTTGGGCGTGAACGAGTTAGCGGCGGAGTTTCGGATGTGCTTGCCAAACTCAAAGTCGGCATTGATATAGTGGAATGCAGAAACGTAGTTGGGAATGCCGTAAAACTGGTTTCCGCTGTATGGGTTCTTTACGTAGAGGACTTGCTCCCGTGCGTTGCTGAACTTGTCAAACGCTGGATACTTCTTCGGAGTGTTGTGCTGCATAGACGTAGCAGCCACACCAAACCGTCGGCGGACGATGTAATGATTAACCTTACCGTCAGTAGGCTCAGCCGCACGAACTCCTTTGATATCCAAAGAGCGCAATTCAACAATCTTATTATGGTCTCCATTCCATTTAATGTAAAAAGCAAAGGCTCCGTGAAGCTCGTATTGAAAAGAGGCGTGAACAATCTGGCTGTAAAGCCCTTGTGACTTTCCTGCACAGTTTGCTAGGAAGGCACGAATCTCCGCCTGCTTGGCTGGAGTCTTGTACGCCTCAAGGTCGTACTTGATGTCATTACCAGCAACCATCTTAGCCTTCTTGGTAACGATACCAGAATGCACAGGTGATTGTTTAAACATCTTTTCCAAGACGATTGAGAAATCGTCCTGTTGGCCAAACTTGATGTAGTCACCAACCTCAGTCATACCCACATTGTACCGTCCATTGAGTGACTCAACAGACTTCTCAAGTGGATTGGTAGAGACGTTTGTTTCTGTAGCCACTACATATGTGTTGGCCGCGAAAAAGTCTTTTACATTATCCCAAAGTCCCATACCTTATAATTTACAAGTTACTAATTTTTACTGTACTTGCTAACAGTGAATTTGCGTTTGTAGAGTTGACGTATTCGTGGTCCTTTACGTTGCACAAATACTTGGCGTAGTCGCCACTAGCGCCAGAGATTGTCAGATAATACTCACCACCGTCTACATCAGTGTCAATCAGGTCAATGGTGAGGGTGATAAAGTCGTTACACGCATCAAACGAAGAGATGTCTTGTAATCCATAAAAGTTGTACTCAACAGAGCCAACTACCTTTTCAAGCTTTACGTTGTATGCTTCCGCTTGCATATCATACGTGCGAACGAATGATACGTAGTTTACAAGACCGTTTCGTATAGACTTCATCTGTTAAATATAAAAAAGGGGAGGGGAATCCCCCTCCCCCTTGAGTTATCGGAACTAACTATTAGCTACGAATCTTACCCCAGTTGGTGGAGTCCATTCCGTAAGCCAGAACGTTCTCATCTCCAATCAGAGTCAATTGGTAACGGTTCTTGTCAGTACGAGCGACACCAGAAGCGCCATCTACAGTACCAGCATACAAACCGAAGTCATAACCAACCATATGGTAGGTTCCAGCAGCAGTCTCAACAAAAGCAACCAACTCAGCACCTGGGCGAGCGATTGTCTCAAGAGTATTGCGGAGGTCTTTGCCCATACGAATGAACTCAATCTGAATAGTAGGAACAGCAGAGCCGGAACCATCAGCGTTAAGAGTCTTAACGTCGGTGAAGTTAGAGAAACCATCCTTGTTGTTGAAGCCAAGAGTAACAAATTTTACTCCGCTTGCCTCAAGGTCAGTAGTGCTAGTGATAGTAACTTCTCCGGGAGAAGTAGTTAAGTCAATCTCATCAACACCATCCAAGTCAGACTTGTCGCAAAGATAAACGGTCTTCAAACCACCAGTTGACAACTCATCACAAGAGTAAATGATGTCATCTACGTTAGCGAAATTTACAGTACAACCCATTTTTTCTATAAGTTTTAAAAGGAAGGGGACTAGCCCCTTCCGTTAATTAATATTAGGCGAAGTTCTTAGCGTAGACAATCTCCTCACCCTTAAGGTAAGAGAAGCCCAACTTGAACTGACCCCAGATTTTGTCAGAGGACAACTCAGCCTCCCACTTCATATCAATCGCACGAACGTCATTGTACTCGTCGGTCAACATTACCAAGTTCTCAGGAGCAGAGATGAAGAACTCACCAGCAGCCAAAGAAGGGAAGTGGATAACCTCCATACCGTAGTATGCAGGGATATTGCCTTCAACTACACCTTGAGCAGTCGTGGTGTACAAACCAGCGATAGCGATTTGGTAAGCTTGAACAGCGGCAGTACCCATAAAGAAAGCAGGACGGTATGCACGGTCAGCGTCTCCGTAAACGGCAGACAACATAACAGCACTCATAGCCTCGTAACCACCTTGCATCAAAGAAAGGATGTTGCTAGAAGAGATAGCAGCGTTGGTGTCGTAGTCCAATACAGCAGCGTCAGCAGCCATTTCGGTAGTCAAACCGGTAGCAGCCAATTCCAAAGCCTTCTGAGCAGACAACTTAGCGAAGTAATCAAATACCCAATCCTTGAATTGAGCATCCATAGTCTCTTCATTGTGCTGTCCTTGCTTCAACAATACAGAACGATAGGTAGACTCAAGAACGTTCTTACAGTTCAAGAAAGCCCACTTGTAGGTAGATACAGTCATCTCCTTCTCGTCAATAGAGGCAGAAGATTGAGCATCAAACGTACAAAGGTCAGAGCCGAAAGTCAAGCTAGCATCAAAGATGGGTACTTGTACTTTTGACTTAACTCCGTCAATAAGACGGAAACGGTCCAACACTTTGGCGCTCTTCACCATAGAATCAATGAAGAGGTCGGGGGTGCGGTTGCCCCAGTCTAAAGTTGCAACAGAAATTGCCATTTTAATTCAGATTTTAAATCAATTAGTTTAATCTACAAATAATCAATAAAAACGCTTGCCAAAGAATTTGTCAATCATCTTTACTTTATCTGAAGTGATTCGCTCAAAATTGCGTGCCTTATCTTCGGCCACCTCCTCAGCGGATGCTTCCACACCCTCTTGCTCGGCAGACAAAGCCAATTCAGCTTCTTGAACAGAGTTCTCTTCGGACTCTTGATTTTCAGCAGAAAGTTCTGCCTCCTGATTCTCAACAACCTCAGGAGTCTCCTCTGACAAAGAAACCTCTTGCTCGGCAATAGGCTCTTCTACATTAGCAACTTCCTCAGCTACTGGAGCAACCTCTACGGCTGGCTCCTCAGCAGACATCTCTTCCGCTACTTGTTCTACCTGCTCTTCTTCAACAGCAGAAAACTTCTCTTGTGTCTCGGACCATAGTTCCATAACAGCAGAGTGGTCTTCAGCGATTTTGGAAACAGCAGCCTCCAACTTGGCAATACGCTCACCAAGTTCTACAGCGAATTTGAAATCCATTTCACTACTCATTTTTTGTTCAACGATATCGGATTTAATCTCAATGGAAAAACCATTAAGTTCATTGGACTTAATATCAGTCCAAAGTGCGTCAGACTCAATTTGAGCCTTAACAAATACAGTTCCAACCGGAAGGTTGAAGCCATATGCGTTACTCTTATCTTGGTCTGATTCTTTCATCCAGACCTCAAGCATTGTTACGTCCTGAGTGTCCAGTGCGTGTTCAATGTTGAAAGAGTTGAACAAGCCATCCTTGCTGTACTTGTACATAATCTTTTCAATCGTATCCTTAGGGAATACGATGTTATACTCACCCATAAATGGGCTGCTGCGGTAGATAGGCATATCCGGAATCATAATCGGACCTACTACCTGTTTCTTTTCTTCATTGGCGAACTTAAAGCTAGGCTTATCGTCTTCTGCCAAAGTGATAAAGCCCTCCTCAATAGCAGGGCGGTTTACTAGGGAGATGCGGAACATACCGCTCTCCTCACTGTCTCCTAGGACAACTTTATACAGTGGGATATTGCTCATCTTCCTTATGTTTTTTAAGTTCCTGAGACCACACTTTAACGGCCTTCAAGAACTCTTCTTCGTTAACGGGGATACCATCCTTCTTGAACTGCTCAAGTTGGCTCATAGCCACCTCTAAACGGTTCTCAAGGTCTTTAATCTGCAATAGCATATCAATGATGCCATCAATCATTTCCTTATCCTGTGGGCGCGTGTGTGCAGACATTTTACGAATCTGCTCCATCTTGCGGATAGCCCAGTTAACACCTGCGGTGCCTCCCCAGATAAGCCAAGCTACATAGCCGCGGTCTTTCCAAGGATTAGACTTATACTTAGGGTCAACCTCTGCGTTCTTGC